GCCAAGGTATACATTGGGGAAATGAAGTTGTTGTTAAATTCAATGACTAAGATTCATTCAATGGATATATACAATGAAGCAAAAGGAGTTGTAGATGCAATATGAAAGTCAAGTACCTGATAAGGTACTAGTGCATTGTACAGATAATGGGAAAGAATGGGAAGGTACTGTTCTTTCTTCTTATAATGGTGTTGTTAAGGTTTTGTTAGAAGGCGTTTCTCTTAATTTTAATCAATATAAGAAAAAGAATCTGTATGTTGCTAATTTTAGTGGAATGGAACTAACAATTTCACTGTAAACAATGCAGATAGATTTACACGGATATACAAAACACGATGCATGGAAACGATTTAAGAATCATGTAGAAATATGTGACTTAAATGGTCTTCGTAAATTTGTGGTTATTACTGGATATGGTGCAATATATGACGAATTGCCCAAGTGGTGTGAAGCAATATCTTGTATATCTGAGGTAAAAACTATGCTACCAAACCGTGGATCCTACCAAATTATACTAAAAAAGAAGAAAAAAGATTTAAAAGTTTCTATAACCTCAAAAAACCCAGTAAAATCAACGGTTAATATAGCACCTTTATTAAAGAAATGGGGTTCTAAAGGTTGACAGATTCGCAAAAGATGTTATTATAATAGTATAAGTTAACAAAAAGGAGATACTAAAAATGGCGTTTATTAATAAAGAAGATGTTAAAGCAATTAGAAACGAACTTAAGAAACAATATCCTAATATTAAGTTTAGTGTAAGAAAAGATCACCATTCAAGTGTACAAGTTACACTATTGTCGGGTGATGTTGACTTTTATGATGGATCTTTAGATTTCTTTGACAGGTATTCACAAGAAATTACACCATTTCCAGGTTCAGCACAAATTAACCAATACCATACACATTATTATGGTATACATAAACCTTTATTTGATAACATATACGAAATATGTAAAACTGCTCCAATTAACGGAAACGGTTATCATAAAAACAAAGGTTGGTTTGATGATTCAGACGCAATGACAGATTATTTCCACACTGCATATTATATTAACATTAGTGTTGGTGCTTGGAACAAGAACTATGAAGTTACTAAACAAAAGATGGCGGCATAATAAAAAAGGTTGACACTATAGCAAATGGTGTTATTATTAATAATATAAACATAAAACGACGAATAGGAGAAATATATGAATAGTTACGTTTTAGTTAAAGAAGGTTCTTACAGGAACCAAAAGATAAAAAACAAAGTCTTTCCGATGATTAAGAATGTACAGGAAAGTAAAACAGGAATGTTTATTACTGTTGATGGTACAGAAGGCTTTGGTTCAGATAAAATTAGGGTAAAGATTAAATCCCCTACTGCAATTACTTTCGTTGATAGGTCAGAGTATGCTACTCAAGTTGAAGCATCTACACCTAAAGAAAGTTCAAAACTTACTGCTAAAGATGAAAAGAGAATCGTTGAAATCGAAGATAGGTTTGAAATCCTAAATGAGATGACAGGTGCTCTTAAGAATAATGACGTTAGGGCAATGATTGTTACAGGACCTCCAGGTGTTGGTAAATCATACGGAGTTGAAACAACACTTGAAGAACAAAGTGGTTTCGATGACCTTGCTGGTAATAGAAAGTTTGAGTTTGTAAAAGGTGCTATGACGGCATTAGGTTTATATGCTAAACTTTATGAGTATAGTGCAAGAGGTAACGTAGTTGTATTTGATGACTGTGATAGTGTATTACTAGATGACCTTGCATTAAACATTTTAAAGGCGGCACTTGATAGTGGTACTAGACGTAAAATTTATTGGAATGCTGACTCTTCAAAATTGAGAGCAGAAGGTATTCCTAATAGTTTTGATTTCCAAGGAAGTGTTTGTTTTATTACTAACATTAAATTTGACAATGTTAGAAGTAAAAAACTTAAAGATCACCTAGATGCGTTGATGTCAAGATGTCATTATATTGATTTAACTCTTGATACTGAAAGAGACAAGTATCTTAGAATTATGCAGATTGCTAGAAAAGGTGATTTGTTTCAAGGTTACAAAATGGACGAAAGTGAAGAAAAAGAAGTACTTCAGTTTATGTTCGAAAAAAGAAAGTTCCTTAGGGAGATGTCATTAAGGATGGCACTAAAGATTGCCGACCTTAAGAAGTTAAGTCCAACTAATTGGAAAAATTTAGCGGCATCAACTTGTATGCGAAGAGCATAACAAAATTAAAAGGCACCCTTCGGGGTGTCTTACTTTATCTTAAGGAAATGATATGCAATTATATAAACCAGAGGACTTTGAGTATTGTCTAAAAGTAGCAATAGGTATAATAGCAAGTCCAATACCTCCGAAATTTGTATCCAAACCTATTAGTTTGGCAAACTATGATGTTGGCTTTGTTAACAATGCCGTTCGTAGTATAAACAAAGGAGAAGGGTTAAGCGATAGGCAGAGAGCCTTAACAATTAAACTAGTAAGCAAGTACACACGACAATATAAACGTTTAGGTATTGATGTAACTTCGATAATTAACAATCCAGTTTGGTCAAGTGAGTTGCGACAAGTAGATAGAAAAAAATTAATAGATATCGAAGAAGACATTATTACTATTAAGTTTCCGTATCAAAAAGATATGATTAGAGAAATAAACTCTTTAGCAAAAAAATTAAGATCAGTTCGAACACAGTTTGATAAGGAAACTAAACAATATCAGACTTCATATAATGAATACAATTTACTGTCGATATTTAACTGGTCTTCTAAATATGATTTTGAGTATTCCAATAAATTTATGGATGTGTATAAAAAGTGTAAACATATATTACACAATAGAAGTGATTATGCAATACAGTTAGTAATTGAAGATGACAAGTGTGTGCTACGAAATGCACCCGATACCTTAAAAGAATATTGGGTAAATAATATGGCATCCAAAAAACGTATGGAACAGATTGTTTCTGCGGCTGACCAAAATTTAGATATTGTTAATAATAGTTCAAATATTATACTATCAAATATTGGTACAAAAATACTCAAAGACAGGGGCGGCAGATTTGATTGGACAGAATACACACCAGAGCAGATATACGATTCAGCAGTTGGTGAGTTTGGATTCAAACGTGTTGGGTTTATTATAGACGGTAGAACTATGACAGAAGAACTTGCTCAGAACCTAGTAATTCTGGTGTCTAAACTGGGCAAAGACGTCTGTACAGTGCAGTTGAAGAACAACCAGCACCACTTTAACTGTAAGAAGTCATTGACTTCCGATACTAAATTTGCTATAATAGATAGTATACAAAGGTATTCTAATCCTAAGGTAAAACATGATTGGAAGCCAGATTTTGTTATTAGTACAAATTCAATAAGCAAGTTTAGACAATACGGATTCAACATTCTTAATGGACAAACGGGTGTAACGTTCGTAAATGATGCTTGGGTTTGTTATTATACTTTAGGGAAAATAAATGCCACAAGCAAAATTACTGATTAAAGATGAAGTAAACGTATCTATAAAAGGGTTAGAACTAGATGCTAGACGCCGATTACTTAATATGTTTAAGTATGAAGTTCCTTATGCAAGATATCTTCCAGCAGTTAGATTAGGAAGATGGGACGGCAAAGTTAGTTACTTTCAACTAGGTGGTAGTACATATATAAACCTTCTTCCAAAGATTATACCTGTATTGGAAGAAATGAAATATCAAATAGAGTTAGATGACCAAAGAGAGTATCAAACTAAATTTGATTTTAATGAAATTACTGCTGAAGCATTTTCAGATATGACGTGGCCCAAAGGACATCAAATTGAAGGTGAGCCTATTGTGTTACGTGACTATCAAGTAGATATTATTAATAACTTTTTATCTAATCCACAAAGTATGCAAGAAATTGCCACAGGTGCAGGTAAGACACTAATAACGGCGGCATTAAGTACAAAAGTAGAACAGTACGGAAGAAGTATTGTAATTGTTCCTAATAAGTCGTTAGTAACTCAAACTGAAGAAGACTATATTAATATGGGACTAGACGTTGGAGTGTTTTACGGCGATAGAAAAGAGTTTGGACATAAGCACACGATATGTACATGGCAGAGTTTAAATATTCTTTTAAAGAATACAAAAAATTCAGTAGCACCAATAACTATTGGAGAGTTTATTGAAGGCGTAGTTTGTGTTATGGTAGACGAAGTGCATATGGCAAAAGCAGAAGCACTAAAAACTTTATTAACAGGGCCTATGTCTACTATTCCTATTAGATGGGGATTAACAGGAACTATTCCAAAAGAAGATTTTGAATTTATGAGTCTTTTGGTAAGTTTGGGAGAAGTAGTTGGTCGCAAAAGTGCAAGTGAATTGCAAGAACAAGGCGTACTTGCGAATTGTGAAGTTAACGTAGTTCAATTGGTTGACCATGGAGATTATGGAAACTATCAAAGTGAATTAAAATATTTGCTAACAAATGATAAAAGACTAGATTATTTGTCTACATTAGTTAACAAAATTGGAGAAGAAGGAAACACTCTTGTTCTAGTTGACAGAGTGGAGTCGGGTAAAGAAATAGTAAAAAGATTAGGAGACAGAGCAGTATTCATTAGTGGTGCCACTAAAGCAACAGATAGAAAAGAGCATTATGATGAAATTGCAGATGTAGATAATAAAATTATTGTAGCAACATATGGTGTTGCGGCAGTAGGTATTAATATACCAAGAATTTTTAATCTTGTATTAATAGAACCGGGTAAAAGTTTTGTAAGAGTTATACAAAGTATTGGGCGTGGTATTAGAAAAGCAAGTGATAAAGATTTTGTGAAAATTTGGGATATAACAAGTACTTGTAAGTATGCCAAACGACATTTAACTAAACGAAAAAACTTCTATAAAGAAGCAAATTACCCATTTGTGGTTCAAAAGACACAATGGGATTAAAGGACGGAGATCCAAACATGAAAGATAATAAAGCAAAAATGCCATCATCACAACCACTTCCTAAACAACCAGGAATGTTAATGTGGGAGGCAGGTGTTCATTACTTTGCAGATCCTTTTACTATGGAAAGCACAAAGCCTGTAGTACAATGGATTGTTGAGAAAAATTTGGCACCTGATAGTGAAAGACCAAAAGAGTTAACATTAATTATTAATAGTCCCGGAGGAGATGTCCATGCCGCATTTGCTCTTATTGATACAATGAAAGCAAGTGGTATTCCAATTAAAACAGTAGGATTAGGAATTATTGCAAGTTGTGGTATACTTACATTTATGGCAGGAACAAAAGGAAAACGTATCCTAACACCAAATACAAGTATTTTATCACATCAATATAGTTGGGGATCAGGCGGAAAAGAACATGAACTATTTGCTCGTGTTAGAGAGTTTGAACTATCAAGTGAACGTATGGTTGAACATTATAAAAAATGTACAGGTATGTCAGAAAAGAAAATTAGAGAAGTGCTATTACCAGCAAAAGATGTTTGGCTTTCTGCCAAAGAAGCAGTTAAATATGGTATAGCAGATAAAATTAAAGAGGTATATTAATGCAGATTCTTACATTAGAAAACAAAACTTTTGTAATGAATGACTTGCCTGAAGAAGTAGAAGATTTACGTTTTGGAGTTTTGGATAATAGTAACCCAAAAGAACCAGACTACTTTTTTATTCCGTTAATTTTCCTTCAAAGTTTTAATGCACCAGCATTAGTTCTGAAGATAGGAAAACATACAATTAGAATGCCAAGAGATTGGCAATTACTAATAGGTGAAGCGGAAGTAGGCGACTTAGAAGTTGTTCCATTAACAAGTTTAAATGATAGAGGATTCAATGCTTTTACTTTCAATCCACGTGGCGATTTTAGACCAGAGTTTTTTCCGGTAGAAATTGTAGATGTATATAATGAAGTAAAATGGTTTTTTCCTAAACTTAAACCAGGGCATTTATTAGCAGTGCCATTATGTGAAGGAGAAAATCCTCCTTGTGCATATTTTGTAGAAGATATAAGTCGAACTTCGGAAGTAGTAGATGTCTCAAAAATATGGTAAATTAGTTATTAAGAAAAATGCACACGAGTATAGTTTGAAACTTAATGCTCAAGATGAGGTGCATTGGCTTAATACTCAAAGACCATTAATTGAGAATGTTGTAAACTTCTTCAATGATAGACAATTAGTAGACAAAGGAGTCAGTATTAAAATTGACTGGGATACCGAAAATAATAGATGGTATCATATAAAGTTTGAAAGTATTGACGATGCAAATTTATTTGAAATTACATTTGCAGAATATTTATAAAGGTGTTATAATACAGTATGGCAAATAAATTACCACTTAACAGAGTACTTGGAGCAATGGATCGTAAGCAGAAAGACTTCTACGATACGTTAAGCGACGAGGAAAAGAAGGCTTTTAGTGCCTTTCTTATGAACAGATATGCAAGTAGTGTCAAAGGTGCTCAAGCATTACAAGAGTGGTGGCTAATTGCTACTAACAAACGAGTAAACACAAACTTTTTTGATTTAACTAAACACCCAAAACTTCAATGGTTATTATTAACAACTGCTAGTCCAGGTATGGGTACTGCTTTTCATGAATGGATTCCAGGTGGTAAAAAGAAAAATGCAGTAAACAATAAAATACTAAAAACTTTAAAAACATTATATCCTTTTGCAAAAGAAGATGAACTAGAACTAATGGCAAGTATGAATACAAAAGCAGATGTAAAAAAATACTTAATTAGTTTAGGTTATGACGATAAACAGATAAAAGAGATGCTATGATAGATTGTAAATTATTCTTACTTTGGTATCCAGGTTCAGGAGGCAACTTTCTTCAGTCTTTGTTTACATGGGGAGATATAAAAAATGTTCCTTGTGAAATACATAACAATTTATATGATAGTACACCGTTACCTAGTGTAGCACAAATTGATAATATGAATGATATACATATTGTTGAAAGTTCTGATTTAATAAGTTGTCATAGTCCAAATGATTTTTATTTAGACAATTACGAATTTAAGTGCAAAGAAGCATGGGCTATTACAATAAGTGATTTAGAAACATTACA